GAAAAAGATGGCAACGAAGAAAGTAAAGTTTCCGAGGAGACAAGCCCTAAGTAGAGCTGTCCCTAAGTATACCCCTTCGCCTTGGCAGGAGAATATGCACAGAAATCAAGCCAAGCGTAAATGGGTGTGGGCAGGACGAAGAGCAGGCAAAGGTAGAGCAGCCATTCAGGAAGCTATCTCTACAATCCTAGAAGCATCTAAGACCAAGTTCATTGTAAACGGCGAAGATGTAACAGATACCCTAGTTCCTGATATTCATATATGGACTGTCGCCCCAACCAAAGCCCAGATGAGACAGGTATGGAACGAAATGAAAGCGTACATACCTAAATATATGTGGAAAAACTACAATGGTAGAGCAGGTGGACGTGGTGGTGCGTGGCATGAAGATGAATTTTATGTAGAATTAGAAGTAAGAACTCCCAACGGGGGGTTTGCAACCGATACAGTGAGGAAGAGCGTGTTGTGGGAACTACGGTCTGCCGATAATCCCGAATCTCTGCAGACCGTGGGGTTAGACTTTTTACATATTGCAGAGAGCCAAGATATAAAGAAAGTAGCTTGGGACAAGGTTGAATGGGTAACTGAGTCTCCCGGCAGAATGGGAAGAATATTTGCAGAGGGAATCCCCCCTATCTCAAGGTCACACTGGTTTTCCAGACAATTCATGTACGCAGAAAACAATCCTTCTCTCCAGAATCTTGCAGTTCGTGCTACAAGCTTCGACAATATGTACCTGACTGAACAGCAGAAAGAAAACATACGTGAGCAAAAAAATACCACTGCTGAATGGATATGGGAAAGAATGGTAATGGCAAAACAGCCAGATGTAGGTGGTGGATTTTTCAGAAAGATTGACGATGCTGCAACTGGCGCAGAGATTTTAAGACCCAAGGAAGGACATAAATATGTTGCAGGTCTTGACCTCGGTAAGCAAGTAGACCCCACTGTATTGATAATTAAAAACAGAGTTACCCGTGAATCTGTTTACAGCATGGAAATGTTAAAAACAGACTGGGTGCTACAGAAGGAAACAATCATTTCTGAGACAGCCAAATGGCGCTGTGAAACTGTAATGATGGACTCTTCAGGTATGGGAGGAGATGTATTATTTGACGAATTATTAAATCTCGGCGTCCCGGTAATTGGCAAGAAGTTCACTCCTCAAACTAAATACCAGTTATTCCTGAATTATGCTGTGGCTTTGCAAAATGGCACAGTGACTTTTCCTCCAGAATGGGCTAAGTTGCGCAGCGAGCTAGATGCCATTGAAGTACAACAAGCTGGTCTTGGGTACACGTTCAGGCATCCTAACTCTCAGCATGACGACTGGGTGGACGCCGAGGTATTAGCGCTTATGGCTTGCGACCCCGCAGAGGCTATGGAGGAAGACTACGAAGTAGTGCAAAGTATACGGACTGTTGCACCATTGACGCAAAATGGTGTATCTTATACATCAGGACGCTTGATGCGTTGGAGACAAAAAAGAAAAGCAAAGCAACTACAAGAATTGCGAAAAGTGACAGAGATTAGCACAAATCAAGAAAGCATAATATTAGATGCGATGGAATAAATGGTAAGTAGTTACAAAGCAAACAGAAACGAAACGGAGTCTGCAGCAGAAGAAACTGTTGATTTACTATCTGCTCCTCCTTTGCACGAACCTCAGCTTAGTGAAGCGTGGGTGAAAACTCAGCTTTCGCGTGGTGGGGCTGCTGCATCATTTGATAAATTTTATGATAATTGTGCAGAAGCCGATGAATTTTACTTGGGGGAGTTTGACTATTCTGTGCCCCTCGGAGGAACCAAAGTAAATCTTGGTACCTTCCATTCCATCATAGAAACCTTAGTAGCTCATGCTTCCCCGAGATTTATGGACATAGATGTTCCTGCTCCAAGCCCAAGAGCGCAAGCCAGAGCAGAACTAATTGAAAAGTTTTTAAATGGTGCACATCACATGCTTGAACAAAATACTCCTATAAAAAGAGAAATTGTTAAGCATCAAGGGCTATACGGAGTGTCTTTAGTTAAATTTGAGTTTGCAGGAAGTCAATGGGGAGAGATGCCTGAACCACCCGAAGAAGGCGGAGACATGGCTGACTACGAAAAGAAAGTCAAAGAAATTTCAGAGAACCGAAGGTTTAAGTTCCCGATTATATCAGAAGTAGTTAACCCTCAAGAGTGCGTGTGGGATACTGCAAGTACACATCCAAGGTGGATAATCAGAAACACAGAGATTGATTCTGAATGGGTAATGGCTCATTTCCCTGACTTTGAAGGAGAGATGAAAGACGGCAAGTGTGAGTTTGCTGAAGTATGGACTTCCACTCATGTGGGGTACATGGCAAGTGGCAGATGGGCACTTGAACCTAGAAGGCACGCCTACGGAAGGATTCCTTGGATATTATTTCACCCTCAGACAGGAATTAAAACTATCGGTAACAAACCTGAACACATGTACAGAGGCATAGGTGCAGGTAACTTTGGCATGATAAAAGCCGAATCAAGGCTAGCCTCTCAATATTTAGATATCGTTTCAAGAAATGCTTGGTCTTCTTTGAATTTCAAAGGACCAAGAGGTATGACCGAAGAAGTTATGCAGGAATTCTCACAAGAACCGGGAGCAAGAAATTATGTTCCCCCTAACGTAGATATTGAACCACAGCAAACTGCAGAAGCACCGCAGAGCATATTGCAAGCGATGAACACATTAGAAAGAGCAATCGAAGCAAACACTGTGCCTGCAGTTGCTAGGGGAGAAAGACCAGTTGGTGCTGCAAGTGGATATCACACAGCAGTATTAGCAGGTATCGCAAGTTTAAACTTCGGTGCCGTAGTTGATGCTACTGAGCGTGGTTTTCAGGAAGCCAACGAAATTGTACTTAGAATTGTCGAAGATGTAATAGGAGATACAGTAACTGTATTCGGAATGACAGAAGCAGGAAGCATGGATGCAAGAATAAAACCAAACGATATTCGTGGTCATTATGTGAGTGCAGTTCGTTTAACATCTACAAGTCCTGAAGAACAAGAACGAAAACTGTCATTATGGAGAGACACATGGAGAGCAGGTTTTGTTGACTGGACTACTGCCCTACGAAAAGCTGGCGTGTCTAATCCGCTTGAAGTTGTGGGCAACAGGATTGCAGAAGACTTCTTTAACTTACCAGATATTCAACAGGCATTCTCTGCATTGGCTGCTCAAAGCTTGCCGATATTACAGCAGGCAGTTGAGGCTGCACAACAAGGCGCAGGTGGAATAGACACTGCATCTATAGCAGAGAATATATTAGCCGGAGGGGTTGGACTTCCGAACGCAGGTCAGTTTGGTCAAGGTAATCAAGCTGCAGTAGGCGCACCAACAGGTGGTCAAGTAAGACCAGTAATGCCCGGAAGCGTAGATGAACAAAATTTAATAGGCAGACAAATGGCAAGTCCACGTAGAGGACCACAGCCAAGCGTAGGTGCAGATGTGCCTCCGGGTCTGGATAATATAGGAGCATAATGAGTTACAAGCCAGAAGGAAAATCAGTAAAAGGACTCACCCCAATAGAAGCTGGGTTTGTTAAATTTTTTGAAAGAATGGAGACTGCATTTAAAAATGTCAACAATAATTACAAAAATATAGAAATACAAAACCCTAAGCCTGTCCAAAAGAATCCACGGACTCCTGACAGAGACGCACCTAATCCATTTCAAGGAGGATTCTAATGGCTATGCCTTTTGACACATACGGTATGTCTGCCAGAATGCGGGCACTTAAAGATGAAGAAGATAGGAGAAGAAAGCTTCAAGAAGCTTTAGGAAATCCTCAAACTGACACTATTCAGGAAACTGTAGGTAGAGCTGGGTATGGACCTTTTAATCCTACGGTTGACCCTAATAGAAGCGGACCTCCGGCATTTACAGGAAACGCAGTTTCTCCTCAACAAGTGGTAGACCGACAGATAAACTTAATGCCTTCAGGGGCTTTTTCGGGACCTACCCCTGCGCAAGTAGCGGCAAATCTACAGGCGCAAGAAGAAGCGAGGTTATTGCAATCTGCACGAACTACATACGCGCCGTCATTAGCAGACTCAACAACAGCTATGAGTTACGCTCCAACAATAGATTACGAGTCAGCCGAAGAAGCTCAAAGACAAAGAGAAAGAGCAGCACAGATGGAAGCAATGGAGCTTGACGCTAGATTGCGTGCAGAAAACCAAATGTTTGACGTCATGGACACCCAAGGGTCTCTTACTATGCCGCCTCCTGTAACAGCTCCAACACCACAAGAGCAATTAGCAACCCTTAACGAAGGTGCTCAATTACGTGATGAACTAGCTAATGCACTATTTGGCTCAATACTTAAAAACACAAAAATAAATC